ATCCGAGCGCTGGGCGATCCAAGAGTATCAGCGTCAACCTTCAGAGTTCTCGCAGCTTACTGCTCATACGCAGACCGAATAGGTAGAACATTCGTAAGCCAGGGCAGACTATCGGAAACACTTGGTTGCAGCAAAAGCGGAGTATCCTACCATGCTGTTAAACTTCGCAAGCTGGGTTACATGGTGTATTGTAAACCCTTCTATCCTGGGCAACGGTCAACGTCTAACCGTATCGTCTACGAACCAAAGATAAAGCTAGAGGAAACAATCAAGTCTTCATTGTCAGTTAAACACCAGATGGAGATTTCAGAAGCCGAATCAATGCTAAAGGATCAATCAAACAAGGAATGGCTGGGACTAACAGCGGGACTGATCAGAGGTTATCTAAGTTAATGGTTGAATTTCAGTCTTTGACAACCGACTTTTTTACAGCAGCAATTGCAAAAGGCTGGTGGATCTCGCACGATCAGGCACAAAGATCAGCTAAGATGCTGGCTAATCAGGCCGTAGAGCTATTGAGAGAGCCGCACAGCAACGAAACGGGTACAGCATGACCACAGGTAGCCCAAGAGATGTACCGAGCTTGTACGGGTCAGGCATTGAATGTGGCCTACCCACTGGCAAGGTGGTTGCGGTTTTGAATGAAGGCAGGGCAAAAGCTTTGTCTTTCTGCAGGGAAAAGTTGCAGTTTTGCGGGAAACGACCCCTTTCCCCTCCCCCCGCGCCCTCTATAGCTGCAGTCCCTCACGCAACTATTTTCCAAAAAACCATGAAAGGAGCCTAATATGGCAAAACGACCAGGACTATACGCGAACATCCACGCGAAGAAGAAACGGATTGCTGCTGGTAGCGGCGAGAAGATGCGCAAGGTTGGCAGTAAGGGTGCACCTACTGCTGACGCTTTTAAACAGGCGGCTAAGACCCGCATGAGAAGGAAGGGATAAGATTATGCCGATGGGTAAGGGAAGTTATGGAAGTAAGGTTGGGCGTCCGTCTAAAGCGGATAAGAAGAACCCTGCTTTAAAGAAGGCAGCTATGAAGAAGATGGCGGGTAAGAAGAAGAAGTAATGCTTGACCCTGGCGATCCTTTGTCGGTTGTTAGTTGGCAAGTTAGGTCTGATGGTCTTTATGTTTGGCGCGATGCTGAATTGATAGCTGTTATTGGGCATGATTTGTTTCCTAATATGATTGAGGATTTAGCCAGGGGATTGCTTCGTGAAAGGCACTGTATTTATCACTAGGTATTGTAATATCGCTTGGTAAAGGTTATCACATTGCTAGTGATGTTATGGAGCAATGTTATGATACGATCATGTGAGTATGACCAGAACGAGATATTAGCGAGTATTATGCAGCTTTGCGCTATAGAGCGCTTCGATGCTGATATTACATACGGCAATGGTTCTTTTTACAAGAAGATCCCAGAGCCTAACTTAAAGTTTGATATAGACCCTCAAGTTGATGGGGTTATGGAGGCAAGTAGTGTGGGCTTGCCTATAGAAAGTTCTTCTTTGCGTTCTTTAGTTTTTGACCCTCCGTTTATGACTTACGTTAGGGCTGGAAGATCCGGTAACGGCAACATGATTATGGCTAAAAGATTTGGCGGCTACTGGAGATATGATGAGCTTGAGGCTCACTATAGGGCTACGCTAAAAGAAAGTGCGAGAGTTCTAAGCAAAAAAGGCATTATGGTTTTTAAGTGCCAAGACATAGTACATAACCATAAGCTGCATCCCACTCACATCTTTGTAACTGAATGGATGCGTGATTGGTTTCGCTTAAAGGATATGTTTGTTCTTGCAGCTAAGAACCGGATGCCTATTCCCCAAAAGTCCGGTGAGAAAAAGAAAGTTCAGAGACACGCCAGAATACACCATTCTTATTTTATGGTGTTAGAAAGGTTCTAGCTTGCGGTATCGCTTAGTAAACGATATCGTTATTTCATTGCAACGCGATATAGGAGAAAACAATGTCGAAGCGATTTAGTGTTGTGCAAGCGAAGGAAGTACCAGGTCGGGATAAGCCTGTTTGGTTACGTCATGGTATTGCTTTTGAGGGTGAGAAGGGGATCAGTATTAAGCTTGAGAGCTTACCCCTTCCTAACAAGGATGGTGAGGTTTGGTTAAAGTTGTTTGTTGATGATGGTAATCGTCAGCAGCAATCTACACCGGCTGCTAAACCTGCTGATTTAGATGATGAGATTCCATTTTAATGGCAAGAAAAAAAGAGGATAAGATTAAACCTATTCCTCCGGTTGGTCGGTTTGGCGGTGCGCGATTGTTGCAGCGCCGGATCGGTCGGTCTGAAACTCTTGCTCAGAACAAGGAAGCTGTTGCTACTGAGTTGATTGCTATGGGTACTGCTCGGATTACCGATATCATTAATTTAAGTACGGGCGAGATAAAGCCTATTGCTGATATTCCTGATGAGGCTTTGGCGGCGATTAAGAAGGTTACTGTTGGTCAGCATGGAACAACGATTGAGATGTTTGACAAGGTGAGTGTTCTACGCATTTTAGCTAAAGCTAGTGGTTTGCTGGATGTTGAGGCAAATGTTGATAAGCCTTCGATTATTGGGATCAATATGAAGGGTCCAGAGATTACCACGACTTATGAGGCTGGCGATGAGTAATCTTCCTAGCATGGATTTAGACTTTTCTAAGTCTGCTACTGTATGGAAATTTCTACACGATAAATCTTTTGTTCGTGGCCTGATGGGTCCGGTTGGATCTGGTAAGTCATATGGGTGNGCTGCTGAGATAATGCTTAAAGCTGTGCAGCAAAAGCCTTCTCCGCGAGATGGTATTCGGTATTCTCGGTTTGTTGTCGTTAGAAATACCTATCCAGAACTAAGAACAACCACAATTAAGACCTGGGGGGAGTTGTTTCCAGAAGAAACTTGGGGTCCGATGCGGTGGCAACCGCCTATAACACACCATTTGAAGCTGCCCAGCCGCGATAATGCACCTGGTATTGACTGCGAAGTTATCTTTATGGCNCTNTCTACGCCGCAAGATGTGCGTAAACTGCTTTCNTTGGAACTNACTGGTGCCTGGGTAAATGAAGCNAGAGAGTTACCAAAGGCTGTTATCGATGGTTTGACCCANCGTGTAGGCCGTTACCCTACTAAATCGGACGGAGGAGCGTCCTGGTACGGCATTATTATGGATACAAACCCGCCTGATGCAGATCACTGGTGGCATGAGCTTGCAGAGAAGAACCCTATTGGCGGTCGGTTTCCCTGGAAGTTTCACCGGCAACCTGGCGGTGTGCTGGAGGTAGGGGCTAAAGATATACCTGAGAACCCAGAGGCAAACGGATTTGTTTTTTCTGGTGGCAAGTGGTGGATGGTTAACCCGTCAGCGGAAAACAAGGTTCATCTTCCTGATGGGTACTATGAGCAGCTACTTGGCGGTAAAAATGCTGATTGGATCAGGTGTTACGCAGAAGGTAAATATACTTTTGTGCAAGAAGGGCGTCCAGTGTGGCCTGAGTACGATGATGAGCTAATGTCAGCGGAAGTTCAGTATGATCCTCAGTACCCGCTTCAGATCGGTGTAGACTTTGGATTAACACCAGCCGCNATNTTTGGACAACGTACTGCTGGCGGCGCCTGGAAGGTCTTAGATGAGCTAGTTACGTTTGATATGGGGCTCGAACGGTTTGGTCAGGAGCTACTGGCTAAGATAGCCGCAAGTTTTGACAAGGCAGAGGTAATGATCTGGGGTGATCCAGCGGGTAACAAGCGCGATGAGATTTATGAAGTTACCGCATTTGATCATTTGAAGTCTATCGGGTTTAGAGCGCAGCCAACAGATAGTAATGCTTTCAATGTTCGCCGTGAAGCTGCTGCTTCGCCTATGAACCGGCTGGTGAGTGGCAAGCCTGGGCTGATAGTAAATAAAAAATGTTTACGATTGCGTAAATCTCTAAGCGGTGGGTACTTTTTTAAACGTGTTTCAATGGGCGCTGGGCAAGATAGGTTTAAAGACGCGCCGGTAAAGAATGAGCATTCTCACTGTGGCGATGCGTTTGGATATCTAATGCTTGGTGGCGGTGAGCAGCGTAAGTTGCGGCGTGGATCGTATGGTACAAGCTTTGCCGCAAGCTCAAGCTACTCAGCAACAACAGATTTTGAAATTTTCTAATGGGTTTAATTCAGATCCCAGAGTTTAGAATGAGCAATGATGAACATATCGTTGCATTAACCTATGATCATCTTACCAGAATACAGTACAATGAGGATACTAAAGAATATATAAATCATATTCCTAATTATATTCATTACATTTGGGATAATGCCGTTGTCGGATCTAGCTGGGCAGCAATCTGCAAGGGTAAGGTTATTGCTGTTTTCGGTATAAGGTATATATGGAATGGCCTGGCAGAGATGTGGCTGATCCCCAGTAAAGACATTTATAAAAATGCGATATTACTTGTGCGTGGCGCAAAGGCTATAACCGATACCGCAATCCTTGATTATGAAATAAAAAGACTACAAATTTGCGTTAAAGTGGAAAACGATGTTGCTTTAAGGTTTGCCAAATCACTAAATTTTAGTGTAGAAAGTGTTATGACAAAGTTTGGCCCAGAGGGGGCTGACTATTACATGATGGTGAGGTTTTAATATGTCTGGATTATTTGGTAGTAGATCAAGAGCGCCTAGCCAAGCTGAAATTGATGCTTCTGCTGCGCGTCAAAGGGCTTCTAGTAGGGCCGAAAGCGAAGAAATTACCCAGATGCAGGGCGTTCAGTCAAGGCGTAGCCGTATGCGCAGGGGTGGATTAAGGCTTTTATTTTCTCCCGCTAGACGGGAAGGCCCACAACAAGAGAAACTTCAAACAAAATTAGGTGGTGATTACTAATGACACAAATTAAATCTGATCCTCGCGTTCACAACAAAGTTAAAGTGGATGTTCCTGTTAAAAAAGTTCGCGCCCGTAATGAAGACGGTTCGTTTATTGGTGACGATCCCAACACTCCAGAAAATGAAGCTTGGGTTGAAAAGCCAAAGCCCAAAGCAAAACCAAAAGCCAAGTAAATGGTAGCAAAAAAGTTTCAAAGTGCAGCGGGTGGCTTAAATGAAGCTGGTCGAAAAAAACTTGGAATGGGCCGTAAGTTAAAAACTGGCACTAATCCCAGGCGTATCAGCTTTGCTGCACGATTTGCTGGCATGAAAGGACCAATGAAAGATGAAAAGGGCAAACCTACTCGAAAGGCATTGGCTCTAAGTGCCTGGGGTTTTGGATCTGTTGAGGCTGCGCGTAACTTCGCTAATCGTCACAAAAAAGGATAAGCACGATGTCTAGGCTAAATGTAACTGAGATTATTGAACGTGACGCTAAAGCCAACGCTCGCAAAGATGAGTGGAGATCAATTTACGAAGACTGTTACGAATTTGCTTTACCACAGCGCAATCTTTATTCTGGATACTATGAAGGTGGTGTTGCCGGTAAGGGCAAGATGGTTAGGGTTTTTGACTCAACAGCTATCCATGCAACACAAAGATTTGCTAATAGAATACAGTCCGGCTTGTTCCCGCCACAAAAAGAGTGGTGTCGATTAGAAGCTGGCACTGGCATACCACAAGAACAGCGGCCTCAAGCGCAAGCTGCACTAGATGCTTACACAAAACGTATGTTTGAAATCATGCGTCAGACTAATTTTGACCTGGCAATGGGCGAGTTCTTGCTCGATCTATGTGTCGGTACTGCGGTTATGATGGTAACGCCTGGTGATGAAGCTACTCCAATTAGGTTTACACCAATCCCTCAATACCTGGTTGCTATCGAGGAAGGTACGTTTGGCAATATCGATAACGTATATCGTAAGCTTAGAATGAAAGCTGAAGCGATACCGCAAGAGTTTCCTGATCTAGAAATGACATCGGAACTACAAGAAGCAATATCAAATTCTCCATCAAAAGAAATAGATTTAGTTGACGCTGTAATTTATGACTATGACGAAAAACGGTTTTGCTATCATGTTATCTGGCCCAGCAAGCGCCAAGAGCTTGTTTACAGAACTATGGACTCCTCTCCGTTTATCGTTGCGCGTTATATGAAAGTTGCTGGCGAAGTATATGGTCGCGGTCCTTTGGTAACTGCAATCAGCGATATAAAGACCCTAAACAAAACTGTTGAGCTAGTTCTTAAAAACGCTTCATTAGCTATTGCTGGTGTATATACGGCAGCAGATGATGGTATATTGAACCCTCAAAACATTAAGATCCAGCCAGGTGCAATTATTGGCGTGGCGCGTAACGGTGGACCGCAAGGCGCGTCTTTGGCGCCATTGCCTCGCACTGGTGACTTTAACGTAAGCCAGATCGTTATGAATGATTTGCGTATTAACATTAAAAAGATCTTAATGGACGATACTTTGCCGCCTGATAATATGTCAGCGCGATCCGCAACTGAGATTGCTGAAAGATCAAGAGAGCTAGCAAGTAACCTGGGGTCTGCTTTTGGTAGATTGATTAATGAAACGATGGTTCCGCTTGTTTCTCGCATTTTGTATATAATGGATCAGCAAGGCTATATTGACTTACCTCTAAAGGTAAACGGTGTCGAGGTTAAGGTAACGCCCGTAGCGCCTCTGGCTCAGTCTCAGAAGCTTCAAGAAGTAAATGATGTTGTGCAGTTCATGCAGATAGCAAACTCTCTTGGTCCACAGGGACAGGCAGCGTTATCTATTCCTAGAATAGCTCAGTACATTGCTGAGAAAATGAATATAAATCAAGAATTGCTTACTACTCCAGAAGAACAACAAGCAATGCTTGAACAAATGCAGCAAGCAATGATGGCCGAACAAGGGCCACAAACTGCTGATGATGGTGGCGCAACAATGGAGGCGATGCAATGAGTACACCCGATGGATGGGAAGGTTTAATTCAAGCGGAGATTAAAACACCAAGGGCTGATGATATTGATATGATCTATGGCAAAGTGTTTAAAAGCGCTGAAGGTCAAAAGGTATTAAACCATTTAAAAAGTATTACAATTGAACAACCCACTTGGTTCCCAGGAGAAGATGCAAGTTTTGGTTATGCTCGGACAGGCATGGCTGAAATTGTGCGTATGATTGATAAAAGAATAGAAAGGTCAAACAATGGCTGAAGAAATGGCTGCACAAGAAGTTGAGGCTGATGCCCCAATGATTAATGTTACAGAACCAGAAGCACCAAGCGCAGAAGCGCCTATTGCGGTTCACGAACAACCGGAAGAAGATGTTCAAGCTTCTCAGGAAGATGATGCTCCTTTAGAAAGACCTGATTATTATCCAGAAAAATTTTGGGATGAGGATGGGCCAGATGTTGAAAAACTTGCAAAAAGTTATGCAGAACTTGAAAAGAAATTTAAATCTGGCAAACATAAGGCGCCAGATGAGTACGATGTATCTGGCCTTTCGGATCAAGGTCTGGATGCGGAAGACCCAACTGTTTCAGTATATCAGGAATGGGCTAAAGAAAATGGAATTAGCCAGGACGCTTTCGAGGATTTGGCTTCGCGTGTACTTGCTCTGTCTAAGCAAGAGCAAGAAAGCATGGAGTATGATCAGCGCGTTGAAATGGAAAAGCTCGGTAAAAACGCGCAAGAAAAAATCCAAATGGTAGAAAGAAACTTGATGAAAGTTCCTTTAACAAACTCAGAGCGTGAGTCATTAGCTGGATCTTTAAACAATGCTGATGCTATCAATGCGTTTGTAAAATATCATCAATCTCTTACAAATGAAAACATTCCTATAGCTCCTGTTGTGAACAAACCAGAAATGACAAAAGAAGATCTTGAGTCAGCTATTTCTGATCCTAGATGGAAAACAGATGCACCTTGGCGAACCAAAATAGAAAACCAATGGATGCAAGCTAACTCTTAGGGGTTGCAATAAATATCGCTTGCGTGTATTTTAGCTTCAACGGCTAACCGCGTCCGGCCCGTTAAATGTAGTAATCTACTGGCTGGCGCGGCCATGATGCGCAAGCGGATCGCCCGACTATCGGATAACGGATCGCGTTTTGTTGAAACTCAATAGGAGGTATCTGCAATGGCGCAGAACGTCACAACGGCGTTTGTAACCCTGTTCGATTCAGAGGTTAAGCAAGCGTATCAAGCCGAGTCACTACTTCGTGGTACAATGCGTACACGCACAGGCGTGGCTGGTAATACTGTTAAATTTCCAAAAATTGGAAAAGGAGTTGCTACTGTTCGCGTACCGCAAACAGACGTAACACCATTAAACGTAACCTATAGTCAGGTCACTGCAACAATGTCAGATTTCATTGCTGCTGAATACTCTGACATATTCCAACAGTCTCACATCAACTTTGATGAGCGTTCAGAATTGGTTCAAGTTGTATCAAAATCTATTGCTCGTCGTATGGACCAGCTTTGCATTGATGCGTTTGTTGGCAATGCTGGCACAACTGTTGCTACTACAGTGGGACCAGGTGGTAATACAAACATGAACATTGAAAAGCTTCGCGCTACTTCTAAAGCGATGAACGCCAAAAATGTTCCAGCCGAAGGTCGTTATCTACTAATGAACTCATCTCAGCTTGATGCTTTGCTGGGCGAAACAGAGATAACCAGCCAGGACTTTGCTTCTGTAAAGGCTCTTGTTCGTGGAGAAATCAACACGTTCATGGGTTTCACTATCCTCTCTATGGGTGATCGTGACGAAGGCGGCGTTCCAAAGCCAGGCACACGTTCATGCTTTGCTTGGCATAAAGACTCAATGGGTTACGCTGAATCAATGTCTCAGAAAACAGAAGTGAACTATGTACCAGAGAAAACATCTTTCTTGGTAAGCTCAATGTTCTCCGCTGGATCTGTTGCTATTGATGGCGAAGGCATTGTTCAAATCAACTGTACTGAATAGGGGTATTATTCAATGGCATTTACTCAAGCTGGTTTTGCAACCATAGCTGCATCTAAGAAAGGGAACGCGCCAAGTATGTATTCCTATATTAGTGCAGAAGCTAAAGCAACTGTAACGGGTGCTGGTTACTTTAACAGTCTAGCTGATACGCTTGCTGTTGGTGATCTTCTTTATCATTATGATACGAACACCCCTACAGCAACACTAAGCATAGTTTTAAGCAACAACGGCACTGTTGTCGATGTTACTGCTGGAACAGCAATTGGTGTAACCTAAAGGCTTGGGGCGCTCCGGCGCCCCTTTCCAACCTTCTGGAGATAAATATGGCTGTTGGCGATTCTTCTGTTTCTATTTGCTCGGATGCTTTAATTCTTTTGGGTGCATCACCAATCTCATCTTTTACAGAAGGTACAGACGCAGCACTTGCTTGTGATCGTTTATATCCAGATCTACGCGATAATATAATTTCAAACTATATGTGGACTTGGAGCCTTAAAAAAACACAGCTAGCTAGACTAGCTGATGCTCCAACTAATGAATGGAAGTATGCTTATCAGCTTCCAGGCGATATGCTCTCTGGCGTGGTTGCACTATTCACTAGCAGTGGAACCAATCAACAACCAGCTAACTACGGTTGGGAAATATACGCAGATCAGTTATACACAAACTTTGACACTGTATATATTGATTACCAGGCAACGGTATTAGAAAGCAAAATGCCAGTTTATTTTGTGCGTTTGCTTCGTACAGCTTTAGCAGCAGAGTTAGGTTTTGTAATTACAGATCAAGTTGCTAAATCAGATTACTTTAGAGCGTTAGCATTTGGCTCACCGGCAGATGCAAATCGTGGTGGCCTAATGCGTGAATCAATTAATATTGATAGCCGTGGTAGTTTACCACAAGTTATTGAGGATTATTCGTTAATCAACGTGAGGGCTTAAAATGCGCGTTGTTCAATTCCAAACCAACTTTTCGGTGGGTGAACTTGATCCTTTGGTTCGTGCGCGTACTGACTTACAGCAATATCAAAATGCTTTAGAGGAAGCTACAAATGTAGTTATTCAACCGCAAGGTGGTTTTAAACGTAGACCTGGCCTCAAGTTTTGCCATGATTTCGTAAATGCGTTTCAAGTTTTTAAAATTATTCCTTTTGAATTTAGTGTTACCGACAGTTACAGTTTAGTTTTTGTTCATCAAAAGATCTTTGTTTTTAAAAACGGAGTTCAGCAAGAAAACCTTAATGGCGGCACTGATGATTTTATTACTGCAACTGACATTACGGATGGTACGGGCAGCACTACCAATATGTTAGACGAAATAAATTATACTCAGGCAGTCGATACTCTTATTCTTTGCCATGAAGATTTGCAGACTAAAAGATTAATTAGAAACAGTGATACATCTTGGACATTAGAAAACTTACCATTAAAGAATGTGCCTCAATATGCGTATGCTTTAACAACTCATAGCCCTACGTTTACAATCACACCATCTGGTGCTACGGGCAACATTACCATTACAGCAAGCGCCCAAACAACCGACACAGGCACAGCACAAGCTGGTGGTGCAAGTACAATTACATTAAAATCTTCTAGTTCGTTTTCTGCTAATGACCAACCAAATGGAATGTATGTTAAAATTACATCTGGTACTGGCGCTGGGCAAACAAGAGTTATTCAAGATTATGTAGGATCTTCTAAGCTTGCTACAGTTTATCCAGCTTGGGACACTGCGCCAAATAACGGTTCATCATATAGCGTTCAACCATTTGAAGCTGCTGCTGTTGGCTCATACGCTCAAGTTACAAGCACATTCGGACGCGCTCGTTATGTTGAGTTTGTTTCAAATACAGAAATGAGGGCTGTTGTTGAGGTTCCGTTTTTTGATGGTAGTGCGATTACCTCTGGAAATTGGGAAAGCGAAAACGGGTATGAAGATGTTTGGTCTAATACACGCGGCTGGGCTAAGTCTGCGGCGTTCCATGAGGGACGTTTATATTTTGGTGGGTCTAAGTCTCGTATCAACACTATATGGGGTTCCCAGGTAATTGACTTTTTTAACTTCAATGTTGGCACTGGTCTTGATGATGAAAGCGTTGAAGCAACAATAAACACAAACCAATTAAACAGTATTATTAATTTATTCTCTGGTAATGATTTAAGAATATTTACTACTGGAGCAGAGTTTGCTGTTACTCAGTCTACTGATACGCCAATCACACCTTCATCGTTTTTTGTTCGCCCTCAAACAAGATTAGGAGCGAAGCCTGGTATTCCGATTGAAGATCTAAACGGTGCAACTTTGTTTATTCAAAGACAGGGTAAATCTCTTAATGCTTTTCAGTATGGAGATAACACAGCGTCTTACCAGGTTCAGCCTTTATCCACTCTAAGCTCTCATCTTTTAAAAACGCCTATAGACATGGCAGCGCGTAGAGCTTCGTCTACAGATGAATCTGACCGTATATTCATTGTTAATGGTGAAGATGGCTCTATGGCTGTCTATTCTATCCTGGTGGGTCAGAATGTTATTGCACCAAGTAGGTTTACAACAGATGGAGAATTTGTTGCTGTCTCTGTTGAAATTTCAGATGTTTATGTAATTGTAAAAAGAACAATAGACGGTAATCCTCGTTATTCGTTAGAAAAATTTGACGATACCTTTACAACCGATGCTGCCAAAACAAGTGCAGACCCCAATATCCATATGCCACATCTTAGAGGCGAAACAGTTTCTATAGTTCGTGATGGTCTTGTAGACCCTAATCAAACGGTTCCTCCAAACGGAGTTGTTTCTTTTGCCACGGCCCCAGCAACAACAAGGGGCGGTGAGGTTGGGTTAGGTTACACTGTTACAGTTAAGACAATGCCTTCTGAGCCAGTGCTATCTTCTGGATCTGTTCAAGGTTTTAAAAAACGTATTATCCAAGTCGATGCTCTTGTAAACGAAACTCAGAACATGACAATTAACGGACAATTAATTCCATTTAGAAAATTTGGTGAAGATGTACTTGGTAAGTCGGTTGTTCCATTTACGGGCATGAAAACAGCAAATGGATTTTTAGGGTTTAGTCAAACCGGACAGATAACAATAAGCCAGAGTGTACCATTAAAAATGACCGTTCTGGGTCTTGAGTATCGTTTAAGCGTAGGGAATTAGATATGGCTTTTTTAGCTCCATTAGCAACAACAGCAACAGCGGCAGCAACAACAGCGGCAGCTTCGGCTGGAACATTTTTAGCGTCTGGCGCTGGAATGGCATTAACAACTGGAATATCAGCCGTTGGAACATTAGCTGCTGGTGCTGCCCAGAAGCGTCAGTATGAGCAACAAGCTGCCCAAGCAGAGCTTCG